TTTTAAAAAATTTAATGCTTTAGATATAAGACGAACAGCAGTACGATGTTTTTGATTATTACTTTCTCCATCAGCTACCCATGCAAGTAATGCGTTTTTTGTTACATTGTCTTTAATTTTTGGAATATGTTGTCTTTTATCTTTTGGAAGATCAAAATCAAGTAATGTTTGTTCAACTTGAGATAAATCTTTTTTATCAAAATTTTTATCTTCAAGCTTTGTATCTAAATTTTGTTTAATTTGTTTTATTTCAGAAGCAGTACTTACAACATCTCTATATCTAGTTGCGACCCCTTCACGCCCAGCAGCAATTCCTTTTTGCTCGCTAAGACTTGCTTCTTCTTGTTTTATTAATCTAGTAGCTTCAACACGACCTTTTAAAGTCATTTCACCATCTTTATTATACTCCACTCCAACATCTTTACTAATATCAATACCAAGTCTTTCACTTTCTTCTTTTAATTTATTTTTTGTATAAACACCTTTTTTAACAACATCATCTAATCTTTCCTTTTCCCAAGTTTCAGCTAAATCTTGAAGTTGATCTCTATGAGCTTCAAATTCTCCTAAAAGACTTTTATACAAAGGACTTATTGGGTCTTTAGCTCCCTCAATTAATTTATCAATAACAGCAATTTGTTCACTTACACTTTTTATTTTTGCATTAGCACGTTCAACAGATTGAGTTTTTATTCCATTTTCATGATCATTTATAAGTTCTTCTAAAGATATTCTTGATTGCTTTAAGTCATCATTAAATTCTATATATTTACTATTAACTCCAGCCTTTTCATTTCTAAGTACATCTGCAGCTTTTAAAGCTTCTTGCTCCCCTTCTTTGTCATTATTTAATCTAGCCTCTTCTGCCTTTTCTCTTAATGCAAGTTCTGCCTTATCTTGTATTTTAGCTAGCTTTGTATTTCCATCATCATCAACACCAAGTTTAATTTTTTCAGATTCTTCTAATAACTTGTAATAATCTTTACTTTTAGAAAATGTTTTAGCACCTGCTTTTGAAAGTCCAAACAAACCAAGTTCTGCAAGAAAACCTACACCTACTTCTCTCCATCTAATATCTTCTCCTTTTGCAACTTGTTGAAGAACTTCTGCAGCATTATATGTAGCATCTTCTGCAACTATTTGAGCTAATTGCCCTGTAGCAAAAAGTTTTCCTTTTTCTCGCCTACTAAGATGCTTTGAGGCTTCTCCAGATTTTTCAGCAATTTTTCCTGCTTTAGTATATTTGTTTAATCTTTGTGCATTTTTCCACGCTAATCCACCTCCTGCAGCTCCTGCTAAACCTCCTACAATACCTCCATGAACAACGCCTTTTCCAATACCAGTAAGAACATCTTCGTTGTTTACAGATGCTAATGCTCCACCCATAGCTCCTTCATATGTTGCCATCGTAACGCCTTGTCTAGCAGCACTTTCAAGCATTGTATCTTTAAGGCCTTGTTGAACTCCTTTCTTAGCAGCTTGCGTTGCAGTATTAGAAATAAAACCAGCTTTTGCTAATGCACCACCTGCCTTTACACCTAAACCACTACCTGTACCAAGTGCAAGAATATCAAGAGGCATAAAAAATGATAGTCCTATTGACCCTATTTCCTCTAAGATATTAGGATCATATTTATTCATGTCTACATCAAATCTTTTTTCTCCACTAATTGCTTGTTCTGCTAATCCTGTAAGCGAATTTGTATAAGCAACTTTCATCCAATCAGCAGAGTTTTCATCAATACCCCAATCAAACCATTCTTTAAAACCATTCATATAATTTGGTTCAGTATTTGCTTTTTTTCTTTTTGGAGGAGGTTGTTTTGCATCCATTTCAGGCCAAGAAATTGATGGATTTTCTCTTTTTGCATAACGATACAATTTTTCATCGCTCCACCTTGACACTCCAGGGTGCTTATCTCTATAATTATTTATTTCATTTTTTACATCTATTGGTATTGGCATGTATTATTATCCTTGTCTTTTTCCATAAAAAGCACTACTATCTTTATATTGTGGTTCTCTAGCAACTCCTAAAGCTCCTTTTTTAATAAAATCAGCTTCTATTAACCCAAGCTCTTCTACAGCTTTTTCAATATTTTCTTTTGTTGTATCTATACCTTTATTTATTAAATATTGTTTTGCAAATGAATACATTTTACCTTTACTGCTAAATTTTTCTAAATTAGAACTAGCACCTGATAATTCATTTTGTAGGGTTTTAACTTTATTTTCTAATTCTTTAATTTTTTTATTTGAAACATTATATCCTTTATTTTTACTTGCTTTCATGCTTTTTAAATTGTTACTCGCTTTTTTTAATTCTTTCTCTATAGCAGAAATCTCTCTTCTTGTAGTCATTTCATTTTTCTTGCCATCATCTGTAACAATTTTCTTTATAAGGGTTTCTTCATTGTTATTGTTTTTATCACCACCACCAGTAGTTACACCAGTTGTACCACCACCTGTATCACCACCACCATCATCTATAGATTCTCTAAAATTTGGATAAACTTGATCTATATAACTTCTTGCATGCTTGTCCCTGTGAAGGCTGTCGTCACTTTCTATTTCATCAAGAATATCAACATGTTGTTTTTCAATTTGTTCTTTGAGAGGAGAATCTCGATCAAGAGTTTCAAATGTTTCACCTTCATAATCATCACCAAGTATCAATGAAAGACTTCCTCCCTTATATATAACATTTTCATAGATATTAGCTTTTTGTATATTTGCATCTATAGTTTTTATTAAAGTATTAGAAGCATGATCCATTAATCTTTTATTATATTCTTTATAATTAGTTATTGGTTCTTGAGAGTTAGATGCAATAGCTTGCCTATACGCATCGTATTCTACTTTATCAATTTTTTTGTCGTTAAAAAAACTATCAAGCATAAATCTGTTTGCATTTGTACCATGTGCAAGTTCATTTAATATATATTGATTACCAGATGATTGCAACCTATCTGCATGATTTGAAACAAAATCCTCAGTAAATGCAATATAATCATCAAAAACTCCTCTAAATTCTTCTACTTCTTTATCTGTATATTCTTGTCCAACTTGAAATTCATCTTTTGTTAGAAAATCATTTACTTTTTGCATTTGAAAATCCATGCTTTCTCTATATTTATTAAAATCAGAATTTTGACTCATTTGATAATCATAATTTTCTAACATTCTTTGACCTGCTTCAATAGTTTCAGCATCCATGTCTTTTCTATTATTGTCAATATAAGAAGATAGTTGGTTTTTACGATACTCTACATCTTTATTATTATATAATGTATTGGTATCTCTTGTCATATCAAACATAATTTCTTGTCTTCTTATGTTTTTTCTTTCATTAAATTGTTTATTTCTTTGAGCAAGTTCTACAGTTTTTAAAACTCTATCTTCAAATTCTCCTTGCCCAGTTTCTAATGCATCTACAAATTGTTGTAATAAATCTGCCATTTTAACTCCCTTTTGCGTCAGGTATTCTTGCTAACACGTCTAAAAATGTTTCTTCTTTTTTGTTTGGAACTAATCCACCTTCTTTAAATCCAGCTGTTGTAGCAAAATTAGCTAAATCAGATTCATATGATGACATAGCATCTTGCTCTAAATTATATATATCTCTCTCGTAATCTTGTTCTGCAAAACTATATTGTTGTTGTAAATTTTGTCCTCCTGCATAAGCACCACGCATACTAGAGCCCATCCCTCCATATGCTCCTCTCATCTGCGCACCTTGTTTCATTGCATCGCCTTGAAGACTATACATATCTCTTGTAAATCCTTGTCTTGCAAAGTCTCTATCTTCTTGTTTAACATCTTGAAATTGTGGCATTTCATCTTTTACTTTTGCTAGTATTTGTGCATCATCAAGCTCAGTATTTGGAAAAAGTTCCTTCCATTTAGCAACAGCATCATTAGCACTTATAGGTCTTCCATCAGGAGTTAAAAAATCTTCAGCTTTTAAGCTTGGAGCACCATACTCTTGTCCAGCAACTTTGTTTTTATAAAATTGTGTTACTTCTTCTTTTCTACTTTGTGGAAATGTTTTTACACCATTATAGCGTTGCTCTCCTCCTGTAGCAGCTCCTTCTTCACCAGTTGGGTTAACCATATTTCCAGAGCTCCATACTTCATCTCTAGGAATTGGTGATCCTATAGGATTTCCAGCATTATCGTATCCTTGCATTTCAGACCAATCTTGACTCCATACATAATATCCTATTTCTCCCATGCTCATCTTCTCCCTAATTTTTGTGCTATTGACATTGTATCACTGCCACCCATTGTCTTGCCTTGAGCTGCAAAGTAATCATATAATGTATTGTTGCTTGCATTTACTTTTCCACCCCCATAATATTTTGGTATCATACCACCATTTTTATAATTCCAAAAATCATCTATAGATTCATTTAAAAAAGGATTGTCAGCTAATCCTTGCTTTGTTACTTTAGATGCAAATAATTTTTGAGCTATTGGACTATTATCTGCAAAAGAATAATTATCAACCCCAGTTATTGCTTTGCTAAAATTACCACCCATAACATCTTTGCCAACACCTTTTAATTTACCACCAACCCCAGCAGATAAATATGATAAAGCAATATCTTCTAACATTGATTGTGGTGTCCAAGAAGTAGCATCTCTTGATTCTTGTAATGCTTCTTGTATGTCTCCTGCCTCTTCTATTCCATATCCATATTTACTTCCTGATGTTATTTTTCCTGTTTGGCCAGGAGTTTTTAAAAAATCACCAAACTTACCTTTACTAGCTGCATCTGTAAAACCTTTTGCAGCAGAAGATGATAATCCCATTATAAGAGGTAATGCGAGACCACCAGTAACTCCAGTAAGACCTGCAGCTAAAGCACCTAATCCCATACCACCAACAGTACCAAGTATGTTAGACAATCCTTTACGCCTAGATTCTCCTTTAGCAGCTTTACTAGCTTTTTTTTGCAAGTCTTTTAGTGCTTTCTTTCTATTTGATTTTATTATACTTGAACTTAAACTTATTGCCATAATTCTATCCTTTTAAATTGTTAATTTCTGTTTGCATTGTATCTACTTTTGCTGATAATTCTTGTATTGCTTTTGTAAGAGGGACTACAAAACTTGAATAATCCATGCTGTATTGAGTTGTTTTTTCGTCTACCTGAACAATTGCATTGTTGTCGTTAAAACCTAAATCTTTTAAAGAAGTCATAACATCTTGTGCTAAAAAACCAACTCTTATTCTTGCTTTTTCAGTGCTTTCAATTACCCTTGGTTCTTTTCTATTATACCAACTTAATTTTTCTTTTAAACCTTGCTCATAATCAGATGGCTGCTTGTTGGTATATGTAATAGGAGTAAGTTTTTTAATAAAATCAAGTCCAATATTTATATTTTGTACATCTTCTTTCATTCTTTTATCTGACCAACTTTGTCCATCCCCATAAAATGTAGCCCCTGAATCTTCAGCTCCATATACTCTAGTAATATTAGCATTTCCAATAACTGCATAATTTGCTCCTTGTCCATCAGTTCCAAATCCAAGACATATTTCATTAGAAGTTCCACTTCCAGAAGGAGATGTTTGCCCACCAATCATAGTGCTTAAACTACTATCAGTTCCTCCTGCTTGTTCTCCTATGCAAGTATTGCTACTTTGAGCCCCTATTGTTAAACCTGCTCTATAACCTATAAGAACATTAGTTAAAGAAGTTAACCCTGTCCCATCTCCTTCAAGAGCTTTTCCTGCTTCAAATCCTATTGAAACATTTTGAAGCCCTAAATTAGAGTTTGATTGCCCAATACTTATATTATCAGTTGCATTAAATGTCCCATCAGGATTTCCAATCATTATTTTTCCAGTAAACTTTATATCTTCACCAAACTCTGCAACTTTAACTTTATTTTTAAATATATCTACAGAGTTATTATCTATAGAAAGATAATTAGATAAACCAGTACCAAATCTAGTAACAGGATTACCATCTGTAGCTGTAAGAGGAGCATGATACCATTTTCCACTAATTTTCCCAAATAGTCTTGCACCTAGATTACTTTGTCTTACTTGTATATCGCCATCAACACCTTCTCTTGGAGAGGGAGAATTAACCTTTCCATAATTAATTGCTGGCCTAGTTGGTTTTCCCCAACTCATTTAATTGGTCTCGCTCTATATAGTATTGATATATCTTGTATCTCAAAATCTGTTGCTACTGTGTTGTCACCAGTAGTAAATAAGATTGATATACTTTTCCAATCTTTAGCCTCAGAAGATACATCTGGAGTAAATGTTGCAACTGCTAATGTAGTAGCATTGCTCCAACTAGAAGCATTAAAATGATATTCAGTAGTACCTCCATTTGTAAAGTATGATACACCTACATTAGCAGGATTACCCTTAAATGTCACATATACTTTAAATAGCTTTTTAGTTTGAGATGGTAGTCCAAAATCTAAATCTTTTGTTTGATAAATAAATATTTGAGCATTGTTCCCTTGCTTGTAATTATTAAGAGTCTGATTATCATCACGAAGTATTGACAAATATCCCTTAGAAGTTATTATAAAATTTGTATGACGATTACCATCAGCATTAGTTATTAATTGAGTAGCATCTGTCCATGATTGAGTAGTCATATTATATACCCAACCACTTGTATCAGCAGAATCATCATTTATATCTTTTAAAACAATAATATTTTGCGATCTTGGATCATATCCAACACAAGGAACTCCAGCACCATCTTGCAATATAGAACTTGCTTCATCTTCAGGAAGCCCCCATGCAATAGTTCCAAGTTTTCCCTCTGTAAGAGAAATTACTTTTCGACCATCATATATATAACATCCAAATTTATTAGCAAATATAACTCCAAATGAGGTTGTAAAAACTTGACAAGGATTATGTACACCACAATCTCTAAACGAAGCTTCTGCATAAAATTGATTAGGGTTAGATACATTTATAACATACATACCATTTTCTTTAAATTGTAATATTTTATCTTGATATGATGCAAGAGCTCTAATAGGAGAGCCATCAGAAGATGGTGAATCAAACCTATTATATTGTGGAAAAACTCCAGGCTTTCCTTGCATAGAGTACATCATTGAATCAGGCATATGAATATTGTTAAATTTAACATTGCCAATATATACAATTCCACCACTTCCAACTACAGAAGATTTGTATCTTACATCAATAGATACTGGCCCTGTAGTTCCACTTGAAAGTGAATCTTTAGATTCTCCATAAACTTCATTTGCATAATATCCATTTAATGAAGCATATGTGTATATCTCAGGAGGATTTTCAAATATTATATTTGATGATAAAGAATATATATCACCACTTTCAGTCCAAGGCTGAAATGTAGAATCTAAAGCCCCTTTAACGCCATCAGTCATATTAAATTCTGCAAGTAAAAATCTTTCATTGTCTGTGCTTTTTTTAAAATATATGCGAGCACCCTCAATTCTTTTGTCTGCTCCTAATGGTTTTGAATTTTCATGACTTATAGAAAGATTAAACTCTAATGCTTCGTCGCTAAAAGCAATTCCATTTGAAGCTGCATTTGTCCCTCCATCATCAGCAAATGAAGTAAGTCCAGTTTCAACACCCCCATCAAAAAACCAAGAAATATAAAAAAAATAAGTCCCATTCCAAGTGCCAGTTCCATTTGGATCACATTTAGCAATAAGACTCCCATGACCAGCAGTAGTTGACCCATGAGGCGTTGCAGTACCTGCAACATGCATACACTTAACTGTGCCAGCTGCCATACTAGCATCAGCATCAGAATTGTATGTTGGAGAATCTATTAAAGCTTTTCCTGTAGTCCAGCCAGTAACAGTATTTGAACCAGCATCAACTCTATTTACATAAACACCTGCTTTTCGTATATTGTTTGTATGGGCAAAATTTGCATCACATGCATAAATTCCATTGCCAGAAGCATAATAAACTACAGCAGTATCGTGATCATTAATGTCACTTCCACTTCCATGTAGATTAAAAAATGCACTTGTTGCACCTTCAAAATCGTCAACATCTAAGCGATTACCATCAGACGAGACAGTTATCGCAGTTTCTCCAACAGTTCCATCTATAGACGCAGGAGCTATAAATTCAAATAATCCATATCCTGCGCTATTTTTATCAGGAACATCTATTGATGTAAATGATATTGAATTATCAGTTCCTTTAATATCCCCTAGAGTTTTTAAAGCACCTATGCTAGAAAATAATACATTTGTAGCTTCTTGGCATTCATTATCAGATATATCTCTTGGAGATGATTTTTTATTAACACCTCCATGGAATTGAGATAATTGATATAATTTTTTTCTTCCACCTGCAGTTTGTGGTATTGGTTGAAATCCCCCTGGAATATTACTAACAGTGCCTGTAAATGGAATAGAACCTGCATTAGATATAGAAGGGACAGATGGAAGAGCAACTGTTTGTGCATCAACTCCACCTTGAGTTGGAGGTGAAAGAACTTTGTCAACAACATTAGATTGAGATATAATGCTTTGATCTGCTCCTTCGCTTGTTTCATATTTTTTTGCAAGTACAATGTCTAAAACATTTGTACCTCCATCTAAATTAATATCAGTTTCTCCAGCCTTCCATCTTGTCT